CCCCTAGGAAGGACCCGTGAATCATTTCTTCCAGTTCAGGTTCTCTTCCTTCTTGGACACTATCGGCGCTCTAACCATAGGCCCGCAGTCCACACAATACGCGTCTGCCCTGTACGATTCTGTTATAAATCTCTCCGCCACCCCGCATGATGCACACGGAACATTGATATGTGACTCTCTGCTGTTGGTCCTGTGGAGCTTGCAGAACAGTGAACCATCCGCCCTCTTGTCCTGGCATACAGGATGGATGCATACCGACTTAGTGTAACTGGCTATATACCCTCGCCGCTCAGCGGCAGCGCATGCCCGGCACAATCCTGCCGAGAAATTGTTGGTGTAAATGTAATCAACCCCGCACTCTTTGCATGTATTGGCTGCCTTGCGAGCACTGGGAAGGCTCGCTTCTCTGCGCTCCATGGCAGAGATATGCGCTTTCTTGCGCGCCTCTAATGCTGCGATCCTCTCCTCCAGAGTCATTGTATTTTCCTTTATGACAGTGCAGGCTGCAGGCAATGCCTCTCGACTCCATCCCATGGAATCCATGGCCCATGTATTTATATTATGTGTTTTCATATAATGATCTCCTGTTAATCGTGGACCCTTAGCTTATACCGTTTAATTTTAAGCGGCACGGTTTGCACTGGTCTCCAAGCCATGAAAGCGATCATACATGCCTGGCGTTAACTTGGTCCAGCAGCTATGGTTTTGTAACCGATCCCAAGTGACCGGCATAACTATTTTAAGGAGTACCGCTCCGCCGTTCAAATTCTAAAACTGTTAAGCCAAAAACTCCGACCCATCAAATAGAGCAGCCCGCGGGAAAGTAGACGCCTCATACTTGGTGACAACATGGTCGCCGTTCTTGTCTAGCGAGCTGTTTGCGTTATATTGCCGAGGCCTGGTGGCGAGTGTCCACATCTCATAGTCATTCGGCTTGCCAACTGCTACCGGCCAGATTATCGCCATGTACATGTCCTCAAGATTTTTTATGCGCCCTGCGAATGACTTGAAATACTTGCGCACGTAGACATCGAGCTGCTGCTCTGCAGTCATCAGTGCCAGCTTGTCAACTGTTGTGCCCAGGCCAATAGCCGTGGCCCCCATAAACTGGATCAGCCCGGTTGCAGAGCTGTTAGGATTCTTGATGGACGGGCTGAAAGTCCTCGCGGTCTCGAAGGCCATGCACGCCATAAGCCAATTGGGGTCGCACCCAAGCTCCATAGCGATGTCTCGAACGATCCGCCTGAACTCGGGTGATACCTTAGCCCCCCACACCAAAGGCCTGACTAATGGAGCCATGTCAGGATGATTTGATATTGCTCCCTGCTCTGACATAAGACTGGCTGTTGCCACAGATCTAAGCTCCTGCAATTGGTCCAGCGCCTTGCTGATAGCAGCATAAGTCTTTGGCCCAATATACCCATCAACATCAACATCTATACCGAATGACCTAAGTTTGCGCTGTATATCCGTTATTACCATGCTGAATCTGTAATCGTCCATCATCAAACACCCTCTGTCAGTCCAAAATACAAGGCCGCCACAATAACCTGCATGCATACCACGATTGCGGCGATTTCTGCAGGGCTTGCTATTACCACCGCTTTTTTCCATACAGTAATCTTAGCCTGATTCATCGGCTCGTAATATTTCCTTATTTCCATTTTCTCAATCCCCCAATTAATAAAGCGCCTAAAGCAACAAGGGCGAAAGGCCCTGGCTCTGACACGTGCGCTACACTACTACAACTGCCACTACTACTGCCACCGTTACCCTTGCCAATCATAGGCCCGACTCCCCACGACTCAAACATTTGGCCTATAACCCATGGATGGACGCGCCCAGTTGTACTACTTCGTGGAACCTGATAAAACTCAGCTCCCCTCGGTTTCTCATAATACGAGGATGGCGGTATTTCTGGTACAGGTGGATCTGCCTCGCATGGCAGCCCGCCCTTTGTCAGGCAGTCGGCTCCTGGGTAGTAGTTGTGCTTAATGCCAAATTCAGCGCTCCCGTAATAATCCTGGTCTGACCACATGACATCCCCGGCGCCACATTCCATGCCAGCAGTATGGTGTTCTGGCTCAGAATGCATCCAGTACACAACCCCACCAATAGTGGCAGCAAACAGAGCCGCGCCTACTATTTCCCGGCTCCATCTACTTGTGCGCCTACGCCTGCGGATCATTCCCGCACCTCATTACAGAATTCACCGAAATATTCCTTTGCAACAACCTTCCTTGCTGCGGCCGCCTTTTCGATGGTGTCGAAAAATCCAAGGTGGATATGCTTTCCCTGAACACAGATATAGGCTACCCACTTCTGGATCCGCTTGTGCCAACAAACCCCGCGAACCCCTGATGTGTTATTAGAGCGCATGCGTTGCGCTCCGGCGGCCTTGCCCCATGCATCACAAGCAAGATTATCCCACTTTAAGTTTTTAATGTCCTTGTCCTTAAATATTATGCGCTCCAAGTCTTTAGGCCATGCGCCTGTATAAATGCCAAATGCTATGATGCTCCTGCTCATCCGCCTTCTATTAAATGTAATTGCTCGACATGCCCCCCCGGCAACCATCCCGGCTGTCTTGTGAGTAAGACGGTCAACCTTCCATCTAAGCTCGCCAGTAGCTGGGTTATAAGACCATAACTCGCGAGCTTCTTCTACCGTCATACCTCTGTACGTTTTCATTTAAATTTACTCCTTGCATTGTTATTAAATTAAATGGGCAACCGCCAAGTTCCAGAGACTCATTTTACCCTCCAACCATTTGTAAGATTAACCAGCTGCGGAAACTCTCGCGCCCCGACTACCTGCTCCGGCTCAATGCTCCCCCATGTGAAGAAGGCAACAGCTCCTATATCCAGCCCCAGGGTATCAATGGCGAGCTTATACTCTGTCATGATCTTTGCGCAATCCCACATGCCGCATAAATTAGGCGACGACATTGCAGGCGGGATCAAGGAGATCTTGCGAGCAGCCCCATTAATAGGCGCACCGTGCAGAGTGTTATACCGCGTGACAGTATTGAAAATTGTAGAATGTTCGGCCATCGCGTCTGGCTTGCCCTGCTGTACGCAGTCGCTAAGACAAAAGTAATTATCTACCGACAGGTAGTTAACTGTCTTTGCCATATCAAATTCATTACTCCAGTCAGGTACTACCGTATAGGCCTCATTGTGCCAAGATAAAGAACCTCCTATATTAGCCTTAACCACTGCATCCGCAGCTTCTATCCGGTTAATATGCCAATCGTTTGATTGCCCTTGCCCGCTGCTGATGATCTCATCATACAGCACGATAATTTGCAGTCCGTGACTATTTGCCAGATTGATATCCTGCGCAAAGTCCACAGGATCAAACTCGGCGAACTCTGCAGGCGACACAACTACAACAGCGGCGGAAAATCCGTATGCTTCCCCAAGATAATCTACAGCGTTGCTTGCTCCATTGTTAGCGGATCCATCATATATAAACCCGAAAGCGTTATGGTCTGTCTGTGCCCTCACCTCTGCAACCTGCGCAGGATCTGTTACCAATGCGCCTATATTGTCAATATTAAATTCAGCCGCCGCAGCTCCCGAGAACATTTCCGCAACAGCAATTGCAAATATTGTGCGGTTTATTTTTTTATTTATATACATTTTGGTCTCCTTGTTTGGCAAGGCAAAACGCCTACGCCATGCCTTGCATCATACACTAACAAAAACACTTGTCAACATTTATTTACCCTTGCCTTGTCGACACGAGATATACTCGCGCTTGCGCGCTACTACATAGGCAAACATCAAACGTGTGGATGCATGCCCAAGATGCGATAATCCGCTCTCTGAGTCTATACGATCCCCCCTGAGATGCTTAACAGCATGGCTAATAGCTGCGTATATGTGATCACTTACAGGAATCCTGTCCCATCCTGCAGCCGGGTATTTTGTCATGCCGAATGCAAGCACTTCTCCGACCTCCATGACCCAGTCATGATCAACCAGGTCAATGCCAAGCTCTGCATCTATATCTTTTATCATCTAGCTGTCCTCAATGCAAAATCCAAAGCTTTTTCGAATTCTTCGTTTGTTTTACTGCGTACTGCTGCCATGATTGTATTGATCCCTTTTGAATCATTCATTTCGATTCTCAAATTTGATAATTAACATGCATCGCAGTTTAACACATGAAAACTTCTTGCAACATAATTAAATTATAAATGTAAATTTATAAAAAAATATGATTATAGTTGCTTTCAACATGTGCGATCAGTGTATAATTAATTTATCGATCAGGCAATTCCGCCCGGTACAGGAGCATTGAAAATGAGTAACAAAAAATACGAATTAACGAACGAAACAAAAATTATGCCGACAGGAGAAACTGTGTACAGAATCAGAGCGTTACTCAGTTTCGACACAATCTATCAACCAGTAAAAGCTGGCGACCTGGGCGGCTGGGTACAGTCAGAAGATAACTTATCCCACGAAGGAAACTGCTGGCTTTTCGAAGAAGCAACCGGTTACCAAAACGCTAAACGATCTGGTGACTCTGTTGGTTATGGCAACAGTTGTCAGCTTGAAAACAGTCGCCAGTATGGTAACAGCAGGCAGTTTGGCTGCAGTGTGCAATCAGGCAGCAGCCAACAGTTTGCTGACAGTCGCCAGTTTGGCTGGAGTCGGCAGTTTGGCAACAGTCAGCAATACGACAACAGCCAACAGTATGGAGACAGCCGTCAATATGGCGACAGCCGTCAGTATGGTGAGAGCCAACAGTATGGCAACAGCCGCCAATATGGTGACAGCCAACAGTTTGGCTGGAGTAGGCAGTATGACTGCAGCCGCCAGTACGGTAACAGCCGCCAGTATTGCAAAAGCCGTAGGTATGGCAGCAGCCGAACATCGGATTAACGAACATCGGATTAACAGCAACACAGGAGCAATAAAAATGAGTACCAACGCTACAACCAAAAAGAAATACGAGCTTACGGAAGAAACAAGAGTGATGCCGACAGGAGAAACTGTGTATCGAATAAAAGCTTTGCGTGATTTTGATACAACCCATAAGCCAGTAAAAGCTGGTGACTTGGGTGGCTGGGTGCAGTCCGAAAAAAACTTATCCCACGAAGGAAACTGTTGGCTTTTCGACGAAGCAACAGGTTATCAAAACTCTAAACGAACTGGTAACGCTGTTGGTTACAATCGTAGCCGTCAGTATGGAAACAGCCGTCAGTATGGCGACAGCCAACAGTATGGCAACAGCCAACAGTATGACGACAGCCGTCAATATGGCGACAGCCAACAATGCGGCAACAGCCAACAGTATGGCTGCAGCCAACAGTATGGCGACAGCCGTCAGTATTGTAATAGTCAGCAGTATGGCGACAGTCAGCAGTATGGTGACAGCGAACAGTATGGCGACAGCCAACAGTATGGCTGCAGCCAACAGTATGGAGACAGCCAACAATGTGGCAACAGCCAACAGTATGACTATAGCCATCAGTGTGGAAACAGTTGGCAATATGGCAATAGTCGCCAGTATGGTAACAGCCAACAGTTTGCTGACAGTCGCCAGTTTGGTAACAGCGAACAGTATGGCGACAGCCGCCAGTTTGGTAACAGCGAACAGTATGGCGACAGCCGCCAATATGGTGACAGCCGCCAGTATGGAAACAGTTGGCAATACGACAATAGTCGCCAGTTTGGAAACAGTTGGCAATACGACAATAGTCGCCAGTTTGGAAACAGTTGGCAATACGACAATAGTCGCCAGTTTGGTAACAGCCAACAGTTTGCTGACAGTCGCCAGTATGGTAACAGCCAACAGTTTGCTGACAGTCGCCAGTTTGGTAACAGCGAACAGTATGGCGACAGCCGCCAGTTTGGTAACAGCCAACAGTATGACTATAGCCATCAGTGTGGAAACAGTTGGCAATACGACAATAGTCGCCAGTTTGGTAACAGCCAACAGTTTGCTGACAGTCGCCAGTATGGTAACAGCCAACAGTTTGGTGACAGCCGCCAGTGTGGCAACAGCCAACAGTATGACTATAGCCATCAGTGTGGAAACAGTTGGCAATATGGCAATAGTCGCCAGTATGGTGACAGCCAACAGTTTGGCGACAGCCGTCAATATGGTGACAGCCAGCAGTGTGGCCACGAAGATTAATTAATTGGAGTAATTGTCATCCTGCTCCATTTCCGATAGAAATAGCACGTGACCATATTTTAAGTTGGTCTAATGAATGTGATTTAATTTTTGATCCATTTGGTGGAAGTGGAACAACGGCAATTGCAGCTGAAAATACAAATCGAAAATGGGTATGTTGTGAAATAAGTGAAGAATACACAACAAAAGCAGTCGAACGAATTCTAAATCATCAACGCGAAGATGATGGAAATTGAAAATAAAAGAAACAGCCCGCCCGCCGGTTTGACTAAACTACAATGGGCTTCGGCCCATTTCTTTTTTTATTCAGAGTTCACCCGGCAGTGCGCAAAGCGAAATCAAGTGCCTTTTCCAGCTCCTCGCTTGCTTTATTGCGCACTTCCGACTCGACGACCTTTTCCAGATCCACAAATTGCTTGTAAGTTGGGTCCTTCACGAATCCAAGTATCAGCTCTGGTGGGCGCTCATTTCTCCTTGGTGGGCGCCTATTCTCGCTTACCGGAACCTGCTCCTTAACAACTATAATTCTGTCCTTCGGACGGAAGGCCCTCCATATACCGGGCGCAAGTGTAGATTTTACCGGTGGCGTTAGCTTTGATATTATCTTTGACAGGTTGCTGCGCGAAATATTCCCGGCCGCATTAAGCTTAGCGCCGGGCCCAGGCACCGTGTAACTGCCTGCATCCATGTATCCATTTGATATTAGATAGCGCTCATAAGGCTTTTGCTCTCGCGTTCCGCCAGTAAACAAGTGACCAAATAACCTTGTATTATCAACCTTGACACGCGCTACTGGGGCGCGCTTAGTGGCCTTGTCAATCTTGATCTGCCGCAATGCGAACCGCCCGGGCTTCTGCAGTTTCCTCTCCATTTCAGCCTGCGTAGCCCTGCGCCCAGACCATGCAAGCGCAGTGAGCGCAAGCGCCGTAGCAAATGGCACCTGCTCCCTCTGCGTGTACGTAAGCTCACGTACCATCTTGTCCAGGTCGCTGCGTATTGATATCATCTGGTCCCCACCATAGTAACGATAAGCCTGTTGTCGCGGCTTATCGTATCAACTCGCAATCCCGCCGCCTTTGTGTATCGGTATATCTTTTGTCTTGCCGCAGCCAATGCAGCTGATCCTTCGGACGAAAAATCGAATTCGACAGATTCACCGGTCGAAAGATACAGGGTCGTGCTGATTACAAGATCCTTCGGCGGTGTGATTCCGTGCGTAATAATCATTTTTATTTCTCCTAAAACGTCTATTTTAATTTAATAAACGCGAAACTTCAAGAACGTTTTACATTTATCGGCCAATCACTGGCTCCATGCAAACCGACATCAAACTATCACTCAGAATGCCACCAGAATCGATCAGAACAGCCCTAGAATCGATTATCTTTTGAATCCTAGGTCGTAGTACCAAATAGCACTTCCAGGGACTTGTAGGCCGTTTAAATGGCTCGGCATGCTTCTTATCCTGATTTTGGGGTATGGGGTGGAAATTCGCGAATTTCCCGAAAATCACTTTTGATTCAATAACTTACACGGCTTTGGGGTGTTTTATGGGGAGGAATTCCGAAGTCGAATTACTCATTTAAATCAACAGCTTAAGCGCGTTTGGGGTGGAAAGGTGGAATTCCCTAAGCGCATGTATAGGGGTATACATGCATAGGACTGTATAAAAAAAACTGTAATTTCTCTTAATAAGAATTATTCCTATTTAAGAATGATTCTTGTCTAATAGTAATTATTATAATAATAATTATTATTATACCACATATATATATATATACATATATAATACAATACTTTCAAGAACTTAGCGTGGGGTGACCGGAATACCACGCCCCCCCCACAATCTGCTGAAACGCCCTGCCCACGCGGGTTACAGCCGATTTGAATTTAACCCCAAGTTCACCACAATATCATTGATTTAGCTTGTATTCTCGCTTGCCGCCAGACGCATCGGATGAAAGAAGTCCTTGATTACACATCTCTTTCAGGTTTTCCCTGATCAAGTCCGATCTATTTCCAGTGAAACTTATAAAAGGTTCTACGCATTTACGCGACTGCAGGATTTCTCTCTCTGTAATCAAGTCCTTACGCTTAAACATCTTCAGAATGGCCTCAAATTCAGACTTTTGTCCTGATATCCCCTTACTCTGACAAAGGTTAAGACTGGAAATAAGTAGATCATCAGCAATGCCGATGGCCGCCAGAACATGAAAATCCTCAATCAAATCATTGTCTTGATCATACAGCAAATGCATGTTTGACGCCAGTTTAAGGATGGTTATATCCACTTTGCCAGCAGCTCCACGTAAGGCTGCGTGTCCAAATTTGCCGCCGTCGGCCAAGTGCGGCTCTATCTCTTGCCGGTAATTGTCGATTAGTTGCCAGCCTCGTGACGATAGCCGTAATGGTATAAGATCAGCTAACCTCTTGGGATCTTCTAGGATCTCGTCGATAAAATGGCACTTATTGTTGTAAAAGAGCTTTTCAATATCGCCGAAGAAACCGAACTTTTCAGCATCTCGCGTGAAGTCCCGCTTGCCTAAATAGTGAGGCTCGCTTAGCATGATGAATCGCTCAGCAAGCCCCGTTCCATTACTGGCGGATAGGACTTTTTCAATCCCGCCGGGCTGGGCAAAGCAAACTACACTGCCAACCACAGATCCGCAGTATGCCTTTCTGGAAGTGCGCCGAGTAGCCACATTGCCGCCGTCAAATCCGTTTAAGATGGCGTCGTTGTTGTTTGCCCTGCCTTTCTCGCCGTAGCTCAGGCCCAAGAGCGAGTCAAAAAGACCTTGCTCACTTGATATGGCGGAAAAAAAACCTTTGTTTTCAGTGAGTACCGCGTCAAGCGCCTCTGGCGTAGAATTTGTCACAAACAGCTGTCTTGATGCAATATCCAGCCGCTTATCAATATCATCCTCTTCATCCTCAGTCTTGGCTTTATCTCGCGCCCCAACTAGCGCGCCAATTACCGCCACCTGCTGATCAATAAATTTTTGCTGGAACACCTTGATCACGCGTGACTTGCCAGTTGCTGGCGGCTGCTCTAGTACTGCATATATCCCTATTGGCAGCCGATCTCCATTTGGATAAGATACGCACCATTTACGCATCGCGATTGAGCTAAAAACCCCAAGTCCAGCCATAAAAACAGTGCTGGGCGGCATGTATGCGCGTTTTGCAAGACTCTCTGATATGCGCCTTATAATGTGCTCCTCGTGTATATGCCGCAACAAATCAAGCTCGCAGTACCTGCTGCCGTCGTCAAGAGTTTTATTGATTCCTGATACCGGCGTGTATTTCATTTCGATTATATTAGTCATTGTTTCCATTGGTTAAATAGTCGTTCCAATCCTCACTCACATTTGGAGGCATCAGCACGCTGCCATATACTGCAATAGCTGCGTCCTCCGCTGCTTTTTGCCCAACTCCAGACTCATCGTTGTCTGCGCATATTATGATCTCAGGGCCTTTAAACAGGCTATTGATCTCCAGTGCTACAGTCTTTAGGTTACCGGCATCAAAGGCAACTATTACACAGTGCCCTGTGTGATCCCGCAGGCTGGCTCCTGTAGCAAAGCCCTCGCAGATCAATAGCTTGTCTGTAGGCTCTCCTATAGGGCAAAAGCATCCCTTTTTGCGTCCGCCAGACAAAAAGCGCTTTGTGCCGTCGGCATTTATAAATTGCAGGTTAACAAGCGCCTTATCCGCATTGTATAAAGGAATGACCAGCGCACCTGCAAATTCGCGCGCTCCAAATGGCTTGATCTTTTTAGCGGCAAGGTAAGGATGATCTACAGCATGCGCCGATCCATGCCAATATGTATGTGCTTTCCGCGCTGCCTTCGCTTGCATCTTTTTTCGCTCATCGTCTGCAGCCTGCTTGGATTTCTCTATGCGCTCCTGACTTGGTGGCTCACCGCTTGCGCTCCATGATTGAGATATGCCCGACTTAAAATCACAAAACCAGCCTGCTGGCGGCTCGTCGGGGTAATGTATATAGCTGCCATTCTTTGTCCCAGGAGAGTGCCCAGGGACGTGAAACCTGTGGATCTTTCCATCGGCTATTATCTCGCCTGTATAATTGATACCGGCTGCGCGCATTGCGTCTATCATTTTATTAACTCCCTGGTTACAAGTATCCAGAATTCTCGGGCTTCCTCTGGATTTAGATCGGCGTAGTCTATAGCGTCCTGCGTTTCCTCCTGTCCCCAATCATCACTACTTGCATAAATTTTTATCAGGTCAGCTGTTGTATAGGTAATCATATTTTTATCTCCTTTTTGTAAATATGATTTGACAATATAAACACCGTGCTATATCTTGTCAACATCGAATGACACACAGCAAGATTTTTAAAAGGATTAGAAACATGTTAGAAATAGTAAAGCCTGAAGATACCGGAATTATCATAGCCACCATAACCGGCGAAGCAGGAATTGGCAAAACATCGTTAGCCTGCACTTTTCCAAAGCCCATCGTTATAAGGACTGAAGATGGTTTAAAGTCTGTGCCAATAGCGAGCAGGCCGGATGCTCTGGAATTGGTCGAAGATGCAGATCATCTATTTAAACAGTTGGCTGCTATACTAAAGGAGGATCATGACTATAAAACGTTGATTATAGACAGCATCACCCAATTGGATCAGGTATTTACAGACAAGATAATATCTGAAGAAAGATCAGAAACCAAGACTCTGGCAACCGCAATGGGAGGATATGGAGCTGGGTTTAATGCATTGTCTGCTATGCATGGCAGGGTGCGCAAATACGCTCAGGCCATACACGATAAGCGCAAAATGAACATAATATTTGTAGCCCATACTGATATGGAAACCATAGACCTGCCTGATCAGGACCCGTACAGCAGGTACTCGCTGCGCATCCATAAGAAGAGCCTGAAGCATTACGTTGATAACGTAGACCTTGTAGGGCATATCAAGCTGGATATGGTGGTAAAAGGAAAAGACAAAATAAAAAAAGCAGGCAGTAATGGATCTCGCTACATGGTGGCATATACCACCGCTAACTGTGTTAGCAAAAACAGATTTGGTATCAGCGATGATATCCAGATAGAAATGGGTAAAAACCCTTTACAATCAATCATTAAATAAGGAAAACATTATGTCATTTTGGACGCTATCTAACGGCGAAAACATAAAACCAACAGATAATTTTGAATCTGGAGGATTTAAGCTTATACCGGACGGTACAGTATGTAATGCGGTCATCGAAGAGGCTGCCTGGGACACGATACAGCCGAACGAAAGGAACTCTGAGCCGGAAGAATACATATCAATACAGTGGAAGATCGAATCACCAAGCGAATTTAAGGGCGCGACTATATTTCAAAAAGTTAGATGCAAGAGATCTGAAGAGAAACAACGCGACTCTGCCCTGCAGATGCTGGTAACCATAGATACGCTCGCGCAGGGTAAGCTCCAAAAACTGGACGGTGACCCAACCGACAGACATCTGCAAGTAGCACTTGAGTCCGCCAAGATGAGCATCAAGGTCAGGGTATGGGAGATTGGAGACAAATCTGGGAACTGGGTATCTGGCGTGTCCAAATATCAGAAAGGTGGTGCAGATATCGAATCAGACGACATCCCTTTCTAGCCATGAAAAACAACCACATAGACGTTGAGCAGCGTTCTGACGCGTGGTTCCTTGCCCGCAAGGGCAGGGTTACCGCATCAATTGCAGGCGCATTACTTGGCATTGATCCCCTTGTGTCTACAAGTCAGGCGATAAAAAGGATACTTCCTATTGGCTCCCAAATGTCTGATAACCAGGCAATGTGTAACGGACGCATCTTCGAGGATTTCGCCAGAGAAGATTTCGAGATAGAAACAGGTCTGCAAGTAGAGCAGTGCGGATTTTTTACGTACGAGGATTGGCTGGGAGGATCACCGGATGGCCTTGTTAGTGATGGATCGATCATCGAAATAAAGATACCATATTCAGCCAAGGATTTTGTATCCATATATGCTAAGCCGCACTACTACGCCCAGGTACAGATATGCATGCACCTGACCGGAAAGCACAAAGCATATTTTTATCAATGGTCTAGCACCAAAAAATCCATGTTGGAGATAGTGCAGTATGACCTGATCTGGATACAGGCAAACCTGCCAATATTACAGGAGATACACAAAATGATACATACCCCGCCAGAGCATCTAAACGAAATGGTGATTAAATACAAGACAATGACAGACTCTATAAAAGAGCTTGAGATCGCCAAGAAAGAATTACTCGATCAGATAGTCTGGGCTTGTGACGACAAAGAAACAATCGTCGGTGAGCACGTGGTTAAGTTAACCACGAGAAAAGGCACGGTTGATTACAAGCGCCTGTGTAGTGATGCAGGACTTAACCCTGAAGATTACCGCGGCAGCGATCTATCGTATTGGTCTATAAAGTAACATGCTTAGACCGTACCAACAGAGCGCCCATGATGCTGTCATGTCTTGGGTGTTGCTCAACCGTGAGTCGTGCGTCATCGATGCGGCCACAGCTGCCGGGAAAAGTCACATAATCGCGGCAGTTGTAGAATCTCTGCATAAGGCAAGCAATGGGAAAAAAGTGTTATGCCTTGCGCCGTCTGCAGACCTGGTAATCCAGAACAGAGATAAATATGTTGCCACCGGAAACCCCGCAAGCCTTTATAGCGCATCTCTTGGGCGCAAGTCTCTGAAGCATAAAGCAGTTTTCGGTACGCCTGTAACAGTGCTAAACGCCATTGCCAGTTTCGGAGGGGATTTTTGCGCGGTTATCGTCGATGAGTGCCACGAGATAACGCCCACCATAAAAACAATAATAGCCAGCCTGCAAGCGCGTAACAGTAACCTGCGCGTTATCGGCCTAACGGCCACGCCATACAGGAGGCTCGAAGGATACATATATAAGGTAGACATAGACGGCAACCCGTCAAGCGATGACACTTCAGTAGCATATTTTCATAAGCTGGTTTACAGGATATCGCCACAGGAACTCATAGACGCAGGGTATATCACCAAGCCTATTATAGGATTTACGCGCGAGCACTACGACACGATAGGTATGCAGCTAAACAGGCTTGGATCTTTTGACAGGGATGATATGGATAGAGCGTACCTTGGGAAAGGACGCAAAACCGCTTATATCATCGACGACATAGTAGAGCAGGCGCAGAACAGGCATGGGGTTATGATCTTTGCCGCCAGCATAGAGCATGCAAAGGAGTGCATGGAGTCTTTGCCTGAGCACATATCTTGTATGGTGGATGGCACGACGCCCAAGAAAGAGCGCACCCGGATTCTGCAAATGTTCAAGGACAAAAAAATAAAATACTTAGTAAACCGTGACGTTTTAACGACAGGCTTTGACGCGCCACACGTAGACCTGGTGGCCTTGTTGCGGGCGACCGAATCGCCGTCCTTACTGCAACAGATGATAGGTCGGGGGCTGCGACTGCATCCAGATAAAGACCATTGCCTGGTACTTGATTACGCGGAAAATATAGCTCGCCATTGCCCGGATGGTGACGTTTTTAACCCTAATATATCAGGATACAAACGCAACCGAGAAAACGACATGATATCTTGCACATGCGGCACGTGTGGATCAACAAATACTTTCCTGGCCCGCCCTAACGAAGAAGGCTACGGGCTGCACGAAACCGGATACTTTACCGACCTCAACGGCAACAAGCTGCCAATACCATCTCACTATGGACGGCGCTGCCAATCATGGGATAATGGCAAGCAATGCGGACATAGATGGATAGGCAAGGACTGCGAGTCATGCCTCCATACAAATGATATAGCAGCGCGCTTTTGCGAAAAATGCAAGCATGAGCTTGTGAATCCTAATGACAAGCTTACACACGACAGGATAAAAAGCATCCCTGTTATAGACTGGGTAATCGATGACGGAGTAAGCAAAAAAGGGAATAAATTCAAAAAGATCACATATATACTGGGCACAGGAACAAGCGTGCCGATCTGGTATGTAGAATCAAGGCACTTTCAAGCTAGGAAAGCTATGTGGGAATTAATGGTCGCAACTAACAATTTAGAATCCCCGCCAAAAGCAATTACCTATGTCAAGAATTGGAAAACAGGATTCCACGAAATTGTTAAATATGAAAATAATTGTTGAGTGCAGAGTAATCTGTGTATAATACTTTTTTGCAAGAAAAAGGAGGCAAATAGATGATTTTCCCTGATTGGTTAACTGTTCATGGAGACAGATCCTTTCGTGGACTGTGCCCCAAGGAAACTGCTGAGCAAGTCACTTTCTTTGCGATGGTACGTAAGAGCCACCCACGATCACCTGTCCTGCATATTAGGAACGAAGGCATCAGGACTGCTTACCAGATAAGCAAGGAGAAGTCAGAAGGATTGATCACTGGCGCTGCGGATATTATAGGTATTGGCAGCCCAACCTTGGTAATAGAGTTAAAAAGAAAAGACCATACCAAGAGCAAGTATGGTGATGGGCAGATTGACTTTTTATATTCGTGCCAAAATCTTGGCGCACGAGTTAGCGTATGCCTTGGACACGAGGCCGCATACAATGAATTCTTAGATTGGAGTAAAAAAAATGGACTATATTAAAGAAGCAAGAAGAACCAGATCCGACGACTATCACGGGGAAAGCGTATCTTTTCATGATTTCCACGACTGTTTGACATCAGCCATAAAATCCCTGCGAGAACTTGATCAAATTAAAAAAGCCTTGTTCTACGGGAAAAAAATAGAGCATGACAGGATAAATGGCGATTGCTCGCTGTTGCCTGCATGGGTTGCTGATAGCGACGAACGAGCTATCGACATAATGCACGGAATAATCGGCAAAGCTACGGAAGCGGGTGAATTGCTGGAAGCGCTCTATAAGTGCACCATTGAAGGCGAACCACTTGATGAAAGCAACACCATTGAAGAAGTTGGGGATGGCCTCTGGTATGATGCCCTGATACTTGGAGCGCTTGGAGCAAGTTTTGAAGATGCACAGCGTATTAATATCTCAAAACTGCGCAAGAGATACCCGGACAAGTTTACCGCAGAAAGAGCAGAACATAGAGACATTGAAGCAGAAAGGCAGGAAATGGCCGCAGCCACAGGTTATAGTGATGACGCGGCAGACCTTGCAATAGATCGTAAGCAAGACCTGCCGTTTATCAACGGCCAGTCATTTTATGACTAGGCTTGTGTGGTGTCCGCGTTGATGGCGTCAACGTCAGTGATTGCTGTCTGGAGTGCATTCAGGGCGTTTTCTACTTCTACGGGGACCACCTGAGCATCATCTGCATTTTGCTTTAGCGCGCTGACCTCGGCAAAAATTTTATTAACTGTTGCGGTCAGTGCATTTAGTGTTACGGCAATCTCATTAATATTCATTGTCATTTCCTCGATTTGGTGTTTGAGCCGGTTTATATCGCCCCGGCCCGGTAGCGCATCGTCGCCTGTAGTAAGTAATAATTTCAATGATTCCGCTCCCAGTGGGATCCGCCAAATATGCGCAGAGCTGCCCACATAGCCCAAGATTTAAGCAACGCCTTAAAACTTGCCCTGACCGCCAAGAAAGATGATTTATCATCAAACGTTCCTGCCATGTCCTGATAAGCAGCACCGCGGAAAGACTCGTCAGCATCTGCCCTGGTGTATTGTTTTCCGCTAGGCAATCGCCCTTGTGGTGAATACAGATAGTCATGCAGCGTTGCTGGCTCCTGCGCCAAGTTAGCAAACAGAGAGTACATCAAAGGTATCCTGCGCATACTCACAAAATTTGTGACAAAACCAACCGGCACAATAACCGTGCCGAGTGTGTCAGACTGGTAGACAAGCGGCGATTGCAAGATCCATTTTACGCCCTCGCCGTCGTCGGACCCTCGTAGCATACTTGCGTTCAGTTCAGTTACAAAATATCCCATCTATTTATCCTCCCCACTGTACGCGGTCCAGCCAATTGCTGCCGCAAAGCTCAAAACCTCGACATTTGATGACTGATCGAGCACCGAAAATGCCGATGCCCCCACAGTGACCCCCAGAAGCCGTTTAACGCATTTATATGTTTTCTGTGGGTTTGACTTCAGCAGCCAATAATTAATCGATTGTACGCGATCCTGCTTGACGTAATTTTCGAGCGAGTAGTAAATCATAACGCCAAAAGCAGTCAGAAAGAAGATCAGGCCCTTTTGCAATGGCGACAGGTATATCGCATTGATTGCATCGATCACAAAACCACCTTGAGGATCATCGCGCTAAAAGTAAGCGCATCCATTAATGCCTGATGCCCTTTTTTGGCGGATATGAAAGCCTGTACCGACTCGTCCAGTTTTTCGGCTCGCGACTGATAATCGTTTAGATTGGCTTTTTGCTCCGGTGAATACCTCCACCAATTAGCGGCGATTATCGCGGACAAAGTATCGTACTCAGCCTGCAACAGCCTGTAGTCTGCATCAAAGGATTGCATGCGACCGGCCAGACCGTCGAAGTCGCCTATTGACACACTCCACTTGGCGATAAAATCCTCATATCTTTTTTTGGCGGAATTGACTTTGTTTTCCTCATCCGCCGTTAGAGCTATGGATTTGATGGATGCCTCCACCTCGCCGGATGATATTGCTTCGTGCGCTATCCCTGCGTTAGTAACTGCGTTCCCGTACTTCTCGATCGCCGCGCAGCCAGTCAACATTGCAAACAATACCATAAAAATAAAAAATAGATTACTCATATTCCCTCCGAATTAGCCTGCCATTTATATCTCGATCAAATTTGCAGCGCTTCATTTTAAACTCATCTTTTATCAGTCTTTCCAACTCGGCGCGGTCTGACAGTGTAAATTGGTGGCCTTCAGTTACACACAACCCAGTCAAAAATATCACGTCATCGTCTAAGAATCGCGCTGTCATTGTCCATTTGAACGGATCCCCATATTTCCCGCCTGGGGAATGCCCGCGCAGTATGCAGGATTTTTCAGGGTTCCAGTCAACACTAATGCTCATATAGGGCCTGCATTTTTTTTAGTGCACCAGTCTTTATTTGGCACACCCTCATCTGTGTCACGCCAAGCTCCTCAGCGATATCCAATAACGACCGTCCTTCGATTGCGTACTCCTGGACAACATAACGCTCTCTTTCCGTCAATAATCCAAGTGCCGCCACGATGGTTTTGCATATCTCGGAATAGCTCGCATCCTCTTGGTACGGTTCATCGACCCATACATCAGAATCCTCATAATATAGAGGTTCTCCTGCTGCGGCATCGTACTTTATATCCCTGTACACTTTCTCGGTCACGCCCATCTTTTCAGCTATCTCCGATGCTAAAGGGTCTCTGCCAAGCTCATTCCTTAAATCAAGCTCGGCCCTCGATGCTGCTTTCACCCTCGTGCGCTGGTGACGCGGCAAGATATCTTGGTCTCTCAACTGATCAATGATTGCGCCACGGATGCGCCGGGAGGAGTAAGTATTAAATGATCCTCCAAGCGAGCTATCGTATCTGGGTAATGCATCCATCAAGCCAAGCATCCCGGCTTGTATAATGTCGTCAAGTTCTATGTTATGCGGCAGCGTTGATCTGATATGCCTGGCAATCCTCACCACCAATGGAGCGTGTTCCAGGATCATATCATTTGTTATTATCATCAAACATCCCGGTAACATAAGATATTATCCCGATAGCAATTCCTGTGATAGCAGTAGTTGCTATCCAGATACCTTTGCCTTTATACAGGCCCTCGTGGATCATATCTATTTTATTTTCCATCTTCTCCATGCGTTCGAACACAGTCTGCCGCCTTATGATCTCGTCTCGAACTTCACGATTGAGCCGCTCAAGATCAGATAATCTACCGCACATATCATGCAACTTAACCATTATCTCGATAGATTCGCTGCGCGTAAGGGAGCAAGGCTCATCATCTCTATCGTAAGATCGCCTCTCAATGATCGCTCCCCTACTATCCATTATCACGCTATATCTATAATTGCCCCGACTCCATCAACAGAGTCAAATCTGATTTCCAGCGGATCCACTGCCAGATTGCGCACCGTTAAAAGATCAATGAAAGCAATGCATCTCTTGGTGGCTGCCGATGAGTTATAGATGATCGCATAGCGAGCATCAGTTGGATTTGCCCCATTGGCGGCGATCAGTACCTTAGCAGCACGCCAAGGGACAGTTGCGCCGGACATGACAAAATCAACTGATCCCAATGTAACTCCACCAGCCGTGTAGTTTCCGCCTGGCGTACACTGATTAGTTGCGTAGTTGACTGTCCCTGTGCCACCAAAATGCGGTAACGCGGCTCCGATAGTTGGAGCAACTGCAGACGTAACCAGGGCAAGCTTGATTACATCCGTATCCAGGTCGTGTATCTTGTTGCCAAGATCGGCCCGGAACTGATTAAAAACCGAAACGTTTACTGTTGCCATTTTACAGCCTCCTGATTATATAACTTTGATCTTAAATGCAAATGCTGGCGATCTGCTAAGACCGCCGTATGAAAAACTTGTGGTTACATATATGTTTACCGTATAAGTCATGCCAACTTCTCCGCCCGATATCCATGCAAGCACTGATCTGCCGCTATTGACGATATCAACCCCTACCAAATTAATTCCAGTATCTGCGTCTCCGCTAGCCGACACCACCACTTCACCGTCAGACAAGTAGTTCTCAAAGCCAAGCCCGTGTTCCTTGGCGGCCAGTTCCACCATATAGTCAACTGCCCCAGGTGTCAGCCTATGCAAAAAAGTCTTAGCGCATTGTGTCAATATAGCCCCGTCCCTTTATAATCAGCACCCTGCTTCTATGCGGAATTATGATCATCGTATCATTGATGCTGGCATCAACACCAAGCACACTTAATGCTGCCGCTATTGCATCGGTAGGTTCTGCTCCCTCCATCAGCTCAGCTGGTAGCCCTGCAATATTAACCGACCCAGATATAGCATCGAGTATAGCGTACTGCACAAACTCTGCATTATTGCCTCGTATAATAACATTATCTGGCAATGCCTGCATCATAACGGCGATTGCTTCTGCGGTTTTTTCGGTGATTGTTATCTGCGCGGTAGTTGCATTAAATACCTCAGCCACGCCATCAACTAGCGTTGCTAGTTTACCGGAAACATATACAATATCCTTAGTAGCGCTCGATGCTTGAAGTATTGATATCGCAGGTTTTGGCTGTATGGAAATGACGCCTTTGATGGCATCATAAGCTCCGGATGATAACAGCGTACCAGTAGTGCCCGAAACAGTGACTACGCCCTTGGTCGCATCCAGGCTAATAACTTCTGCCGGATTGAACTTGTAAGCCGCCGCGCTGCCTCCTACCCCTAGCCTGGTTAGCGAGGCCATAATATTAGAGCATTACCGCAACAGCGGTAGCCCCTATTGCCGCGACAGATGCGCTTATCGTAGCCGTCTTGGTAGCGCCGTTATAGGATAAGATGGAACACGCCTGATCCTTTACGTTGGCGGGCCCTGAGAATATGAGAACCCTATTTTTATAAATGTCCGTTGTGCTGGACGCAGCGGATCCGTCCACAGTATTAATCACCGCTGTAGTGGTGGTGCCGCCCGCCGAGAAAGTAACCGGAACCGCCCTGAGTGCGTTTTCCCGTAGATAGGTGGCAGCGCTTAGGTTGCTATCTATTTGTAAGATATTTACTCCGAGCGACCCAATCCCATCCACGAGCGCATCGTATACTGCAGCAGTCAGGACGGTGAACTCCCTACGGACGGGTAGCGCCCCTGCAACTGACACGTTTATTTCTAGTAATCCTGTTGTGTTAGTGTCTGTTGCATCGAGGACAGCGTAGTACCGCCCTGCTGTTATGTGAGTCGCCCCGCCTGAGTTTTTGTTTGCTTCTGCCGTCGCTCCCGCTTTGAACAACTTTATGTCCGTGTTGGCGATGGTTAACGCTGTTTCGGGCGTTACGCCGTCTGTGCTGTCAAGGAACGTGCCTAGTAATATTTCCTGACTAGCTGTTGATTTTCTAAGGAACATCATAATTCAAGCCCATCCTTGATTCATGTAATAATTTCTCAAAAACGCAGGACTCAACCCTGACGTTGGTATAGATTCGACTGAAAAATGCGCGATGTATGCATAGCTTTGACCTGATATAGGCTGTCCGGCGTTATATACCCTCAGCGTGCTGCTGGTAAAGGTTAAGTCCACCGATTGGTTTAACGACGGCCAATTTGCGGCAGTGAGCTCGACATTAGATGCATCAATATAGCTCCCGGCCGCACTTAAACCCTGTGGTGGGATAATCTCAGACAATAAGCTACTATTATCAAATATCCTTATATTGGCTCCGCGAATCGAATCGTACCGCCCTGCCGCACAGCGTATGCGATACGTGCCGGCTGCAGGTAAATTTACCCGGTAAATCCCCGGTGCACCAGCGATACCGTTGCCACGGGACCCGGCTAGGCGTACATCAACAGATGGCGATGACGAAATATTAAATTTAAAGGGGTCGTAACCGACCTGCTCCCACCCCACAGTATTGCCCTGTGCTGTTACCGTTGGGTAAGTGACAGACAACGTAGCCTCGACATGAGCATCCACGCTGTCATCCGAACGGAAGCCAGTAGTTGCGCGAAAGTTAATCTCTTGTTTCAACGACTAATCCCAAACGCTAGGTGAGGGGTTAACATTGTCGATCAGGTAGTCGCACGCGGTAATTATTTCTTCGTATGTTGTGCGTGGCATGGCTGCGAACACGTCAATATGGTCAGCAACAGCTTGCCCTACTGCACTAACTGTTTGCAAAGTAAGCTTCATCGCGTCACCAACTACGGCCATACCCGGGTCTGACGGCATTACCACGTCGCGGAAGTACCTTAGTTTTGCACGAACACCCTCATAGGCGTTGATTGTGTTGGTAATTTTCTCTTGCAAGTCCGATAACTCCATCTGGTCTTGCGCCCATTTCTTATGAGTTAAGGCATTGTTATGCACACTGCTTTGAAGATTGATTACACCAATCTCCACTTGCTCAACCATGCGCTTGCGGTGCATGTCTGTAATTTGAATGGTCATTATTGAAGTACCCAAGAGTTGAAAAGATCGGATGACGTTATGTCGGAACCGAGATTTGCTTCTGCCCAAGATATGTTTTTCATTTGTATTTATGTGCGTTTTGTAAAGTTGCGCAAGCTATATATGCGCGCGTCGGCGATTCCTGTAACATTAGTATCCACGTATACCCGCGCTAATGGCATCATCCCAAATAGCATAGCTGGGTCGTGGGCGCCGGGAAAAGATGCGGTCAGACCACCGCCACCAAAATTTGTTTTAGCTGCTGCGGATGCTACGCCGGTAGTAATGCCCACGCTAGATCCGTCCGCTGTCGCCGCTATGTATACAATATCGTACCGCCCGAATCCTGCTGTTGCTGGGGCACCGGCTAATAGCAGGCTGGTGTCTGTACTTGCCGACTTATTGATATTTGGCGCGTACACTAAGCGGCCATAAACAAATGCAAGATTAGGGTATTGCTCCGGGCGTATCGGTGTTGCTTGTACGTCAGGGTTTACGTGGTCGGCGGATCCATCCAAAGCCAGATACATATCTGCGGATGATACACCTTGCGTAACCTTAAACCCATACTCCACGTAGTCGCCGTCACGCACATATCCGGGGGCCCCATCGATGGACCCAGATATAACAGCCCTTAGCGCCTGTACCTGCTGCCTTAGAGCTTGTATCTGTTGTGGGATTGTTGACATTGATTAGATTGATTGTTGTTTTGGTGGGGTGCAAGGATCGTCTATCTCTGAGCAATCTGACGTCCCGTCCTCATCCGCAGCAACCATCCTGCCCATGGTCACTGCAAAGCCCTGCAAAAGCTCCAGCGTTATTTTGCTTCCCATGTTATTTGCTATCATGGATACAATATCTTGTCTTTCCTGCGGTTTCATTCGGCGCTCCTGAGTATATCTATTAAGGGCCAAAGATCATTCTTGCGGAATACGCCTGCTGGCTTGCTGGTCTCTGTATCCTCGGCAACTAGCTGCGCGTATAGATCCCCGGTGAACTCGTACATTATAAAGGTTTGCGGATGGTGTGGGGTAAAAGTTCCATCAATTACATTGCCAACTCCTACTAAGCACCGGGCCATCTGCGCAGATTCTATGTGCTCGTAACTGATTATATCTTCAGACGTTACCGCTGGCTGCGTTAATTCTCGCATTCATCTCCTCTATCTTATCGTTTAATTGTTGTATCGCTTTCACAATGATTGACTCGAGACCGTTGTAGTCTACTCCAAGCATACCGTTATCATTATTAATAACCGTGCAGTCGGTTACATCAGTAATGATACCCTTAATCTCCTGAGCGATAAACCCATGATATCTTTTCCCAGGCTGATCACGCATTTCATACGTTCGAGGACGCATACGCATTACAAAAGCAAGCCCGTCTTCCTCGTCCAGTATATTATTTTTCAGCCGCCTGTCAGAAGTTGATATTGCGGTAACTGTGTTGCCGGATCCCGACCAACCAACGCCTGGCACGCTGGACGCGAACTGTATTCCGTTGCCAGCTGCATTGGCCGTCCCGCCGGGGGTGGAGAAAATTCTTGCCCATCCGGCGGATGATACGCCTCCAAGACTGTTGGCATTACCTGCGGTGCTTGCGGAATCTGACGATACTGCGGTTGCTGCTCTTAGGTTGGCCACGGTTGATGAAGATGTTATGGTCATGGTTCCCTGTACTTGCAGGGCAGGGCCAGATGAGGAGGACGCTCTGACACCTATCCCGCCAACTGTTGTGCCGTTGCCTATAACCCCGACCCCTCCTTGCCCAGACACCCCAGCACCAGTGCTGCTGTGGAAGCCGCGAACTGCCTCGAAAGATGGCACTGATGATACGGCGAGCACCCCGCCGCGCCCAGATAGACCTGAATCATTAATGACAGCACCCCAGCTACTGCCCCCAGAGCTTGTAAGACCATTAAACTTGGCCGTACCCGCAATATCAATGTTCGCGCTACCAGTAATGTTCCCAGCATTAACACTGCCAAGATTTGCCGTAATCGCCGATAATGTTGATACATTGATCTTATCCGACGTTATGCTGTTAGACGCAATCCTCGCTGCTGCCAGCGTTCCGGTCGTGATAGATGACGCGTTAACCGTACCCCCCGCCTTCCACGTCCCGGAAGTCCGGAACCACATTACTTGAGTAGCGGTATTCCAGTGCGCATTGCCATCAACCCCGCCGGTAGGATTAGATGATGACTGGGTGAATAAATTTTCTGTCGCGCCTGGTGGCGGCTTAGTGCCTGATACATTGCCGTAATCCAAAGCAGTAATCGCCCCTCCACCAGCACCAAGTAATGTGCCATTCGATGACAAAGTGATCCCAGTATTTTTAACCCCGCTCGGCGGAGTCCCGTCAATGTTTGCCGTGATATTGCCGGTCACCCCAGTGCGCACCCATGAGTTAACGATCGCTCCCTTCTCGATCCCTAGACTTGATTTTCTAGCTGCGACAATCCCAACTCGATAGCTCTTATCCATTGGCACGCCGCTAATAGTGAGATTAGTGGCAGACCCATCTACTGTAGCCAGTATGGGTGATGCAGTGGTAGGATTGGTAGTTCCCTCCAATACATACAGGTAAAAAAACTCGGCCTTGCGCGCGCCCTGCGTGTATGACCATGTGAGCTTGATGTCAACAGTACCGATACTGCTGGACGTGGTTGTAACTGCCCCAATGATAGGCTGATTTGACGGTGCCCCGGTTGCGCGAAAATCTGTCGTGCCGGTATATGCAGTATCACCATTAGCCGCGTTGCTTTTTATAGCCCCGAATGTCACCCCATCAACCGTAGCGCTGTTAACGATGATGCTATTGGCGGCGATTGTCCCGGAGAATACTGGATTCCCTGACGCATCGATACTCACGCTATCAACCCATGCCCCGTCTGACGACCGGTTGTACCCCATTGCTATCCCGGCCGACGATATCCCAAGAGCGGTTTTTACCGACCCTGGAGCTGCCGATCCCTTATATACTGCGTCTTTGTGCTGGAAGGTCACCAGCGCGTTAGCCGCATCAACATTAAGCCTGTAATTGCTGCCTATGCCTGCAAGCACGTTTGTGACGCCAGCATCCAACGCGCCCTGCAGATCAAAAGTGCTGCCAGACGCATCAATAAGGTCCTGCATAGTAGTGCTGCCGCCGCTGATTGTAACGGTATTAGCTATCACGCTATTGGCTGATACGGTGCCGAGGAATGTGGCGTTGCCAGCCGCAGATATTGCAACAGAGTTAACCCATGCTCCGTCTGATGATCTGTTGTAACCCATTGCTATCCCTGCCGCCGAAATACCTAGAGCGGGCTTATTTGACCCGGGCGACGCTGTCCCTTGGTAAACAGCATCCTTGTGCCTAAAGGCCACAAATGCGTTAGCAGTATCAACGTCTAACCTGTAATTGCTGCCAACCCCTGCCAAGATATCGGCCACTCCAGCGTCAAGCGCTCCTTGCAGATCAAACGTGCTGCCAGACGCATCGATGATATCCTGCATGCTCATACCGCTACCGCTGACAGTAACAGTGTTGGTTATCACGCTACCAGCTATTAACTGGCCCTTAATTGTCGCGCTTTGGGCGGTTAGGTTGCCCAGCGAGTCAACGGAAAACTTCGGCGCGATGCTCCCGCCCGTTGTGAGCGATCCGTTATCAAGGTTAAACTGCGATCCGGTTGTGGTTGTCCAGTTGGTAGACTCTATAATCCCTGTCTGGATCTTCCCCCCGGTGATCCTGGTCATACTGGACTTATCTATGCCGCCAGTCGGGTTGCCGCTTATATCTCGTATCCAGTCGGCAATGTTCAGCTGGCCAAGTATGCTTACCTGATCCGCCATAAGCACAATATCGCGGTCTGTAAGGATGATCCTTGCAAGAGCATCTGCCGATACAGCGTGCTCAATCTTACGCTCAGCATTATTAACTCTTGCCGCCAGCCTGTCGATAAGCGCCGCAATATCAAGACCGGTTTCTGGGGCGGTTACAACTGCTGCGGTATTGTCTGACTCTGTTCCTCCGCCATCAGGCGACGGCTGAAAATACAGTGACATTATTCTGGCCTCCAATCTGTAATTGGTATTATAGGCGATCTTACTACTCTCATCCCGCTTAATCTGTATGTTGCCATGGTGGCCGCCCCCCACGCTCCCGGCGGTATGGTTACATGCACATCAGTAGATGCCTCGAAGCTCCCGTCATCCAGCTCAACAAAGTTGGCGGCCGGGATATAGATTATGTCAGTACCAGCTCCTGGGGCCGGGTAATACTGCGCCTTGATCGCTGTAACCTGGGTCGTGCCCTCTTGCGCTCGCGCTGGCGTGCTGATCCTGTACTTCCCACCAATAAATGTGATCTCTCCCCACTTGGCTACCTCAGTGCTGCCGTTCGCGGCCACAAGATTGAGCAAGCGGAATTCCTCGTCGCGCTCATCTGCAAAGGCAAGCTCAACCCAGGTGACATTTGCACCTATGGTGGGCGTCGCAGTAAACGGCTGGGCAAACTGCACTGAGTTTGCATCATTAGACGTTGCCTTGCGATATTCGATGCCATCCAGAGATGCCCAGAAAAATCCAGACAGATTGATATCTGGGAGTGGGTCAGATGCTGGAGCTATCACAATATCATCATTGGTGGATCCAGCCAAAATATTGAACGTCCCGGTATTGAGTACCTCAACACTATTGATCAGCAGATACGATCCAAAATCAGTAACTGTAATTTCGCGCGGCTCGGATTGCACGCTGAACATCAGGGCCACGGCGGATGGTGTTGCGCCAGTGGTCAATTCGACATTAGCCCTAAGCTTAACCCTTGACACATATCCGTCCGACTCAAGCGTATAAGACGCACGAACATTTGTGGGAGCTGGCAAGCCAAGCTCAAATTCAGTTTGCACGTTTACGACCGTGAGCGGCTCAGACCAAGGTGATTCTGCGTTGCTAAAAAATCCATGCAGCCCTTGTACCTGCCCGGTCTGCTTGGCCTGCAGCTCATACGTGCCCTCGCTCTCTACCTCTATATAGAGCGTCCCGGAATCCACGGATATAACCTGCCACGGATCCCCTGCTGTTGCGTCCCGGTATCTCACAAAAAACCTGCGGTTTGCCAGTGGCGTGCGTACGTCCACATCGCTGACAGACCCGGACACAAAGATGCGTCGCTTAAACTCTCCGCTTGCTATATCTCCTTGGTACAGCTCGGCATAAGCATGATCTATAATAGGCGCATCCAGTTGTACGGGCACTAGCTTGCCGGTTATCTGGGTGTTAAATGGCGGGATTGGTCCGGTATCTGCGGTATAGATTGCTGGCGCGTAATCCACCAAAAAGATTTGCGCTACAAGATCAGACTGCCTACGGATGCTGTGCACAATCAAGTCAACGCCAGTGCTATCGGCCACATTAAACATTGCCAAGTCATCAGCTACAGGCGCGCTCGCTATAGGCAGCGGGGATGCAAACATCAGAGTATTGGTGTCCCCGTCAACGGTATTGATCGTTAGCACCAAAGATGCACCGGATAGCATCCGGAATCTGCACGCATATATCTTGCCAGACTCCATGGATACGGTCTCGTCCAAAATTACGCCTGTAGCATTAGGCCCAGACGTGATAACAGATTTAACCCGGCCCCAATGATCACCCCATCTCGGTATATCGTGCAGCACTTTAACCAGACTATTGCGTGCAAATGTCAGATGCTCAAAGTCCATATACACGCTATACATTTCGGGCCGCAGCCGTGCTTGGGCAATATGGAATCTGCCAAACTTCCAGGCTAAATCGCTATCGGTTATGCCTCTAAACTGCAGCGCCTCAATAACGGTTGCGTTGCCTGCATTGTACCCGTCGTCGTATGCGATAACCTCATCCGCCAGATAGTCCTGGTCCTGGTTGTTAAATCCAATTTTAAAGCCGTGCGGCATATCTATTAACGACTTGGACGAACTAAACCCCCAGCTATTGCGTGGGGTTATATGGCCGTCGATACTGCGAGCCATACCATCAACGGTCACAGACCACATATGGCCAAATCTCTTATAGGGAGCAGCCCGCCCGGCGAAAGCTATATCGCTGATCGTATCCCATACGCTTTGGATCTCATCATGTACCCGGTTGTACTTGTATCCTTGCGTCTCGCAAAAATCATACCACTCACCTAACAGCACATCATCAAGCGCAGACACATCAGCACCGCGCACGATCGCTTTATGGGTTAGCGCTGCGCGGAACAGCGCTGCCGGGTTGCTAGATGTACCAGTCGGGACTGACTCCCAAGCCCCTCCGCCCAAATGCTTGCATGCATACGACTCCACCATACAATTAATTATATCAATCTGATTTTGCGCGCCCTCTGACGCCTTAATACGCATGGCAATCTGTGCCATCTTCACAGGGTAATTTAATGGCGGATCATTGCGTATACCTCGCATCACCGACCAGTAAACCTTGTCCGCCGTTTTTTCCGACGGATCGTCTACAGTTGCGCGGAACAGTCCGATGTCATAGCTCTTAGTCCGGTCAATTTTTGATGTAAGCGTCCGGCGAACCATAGATGTTGTTTTACCGGTAACAGTAAATGCAGACGGGGGATCAAACGATCCACCAGAAACATTGATGTGCGTGCCTGTGGAAGATATAACCAGACCTGACTTGCCTGGCAGGGCGTTATGTACTATCCCGCTGACTGTCCCGGTAGAGCTTAAGATAAACCCGCCGAGCGTGGTGAACCCTGGCATGCTGCCGCCCGCACTTCCAGGGTGTATCTCAATAACTCCACCCATGCCTGGCAACACGACCGCCCATCCTCCAGTATATAGCTCTGACTTTGCCTTGCTTATACCTGAGTATGTCCTGGTAGCGTCAAAGTCATTCCACGTTCCAGACCCATGCTCGCGCCACCGGACCTTTATATCTATCGTTACGCTTGTCTTGTTACCTTTTTTGTTGTAATGCACAAGCCCCTGCGGGAATGCGATATCAACAGCAACCTCATCATAGCCAGCCGCTAAAGTGCGGTCTACGTACCCGGCAGAGTTTTCCAGCAGCGAGTCGAACCTGTCCTGGTGGACAACATTCGGGACGATCGTAATTGGCGCGTCATGCTCCCATCCCTCGCGCACCTCTAGCGATGATGTGCCGTCGTCGAATCCAGGGTATGATGCAATTGGAGTATCTCCGATCCGTATATCGTCAATCTTTACCGGCCCAGCCATATACAACAGGACGCGCATATACTCGTCGTCGCCCACTATCTCAGTGTAATATTTTGCACCCAGAGACGGGAAAACTCTGTGCTTGCCCAGTACCACCATTGCTGGCGAGTACGGAGCAAGCTGGTTACGCGCACCGGTTATCTGGTAGGTAGGGGAGTCTTGTTTTTGCGCTTTTGGTGGTCGTATTGGAGCAATCGCATTGATTAGCGTCATGCCTGCAAAACCAACTACTCCTACAGCGATCCCGGTAGCCACTTGCGCCGACAGGAAAGGTATAGTAATTTCCGGGATAAAAGCAGTAGCAAACACCAAAGCAACAGATAGCAATATGCGCAGCGGTGATTTTCCGCCGCCGCGTACTGGCATATATACCTCTACCGATTGCCCGACTCTAGGCATATATTCCCACGAACCGCGCGGAAGATACTCGCCATCTACCATCACGTCGTAGTTGCCAGTCCGCAATATCTGCGGGATCCCTGCGTCATCATTTGCCAGGCGCACTATGTCATTGATCGTGCTGCCAGCTGGCACTCCAAGCTCTACTGGCTTGGCAAAAGGCGCTGGCGCGATCTTAATTGGTAGCTGTTGCATATATCTCCATTGATGGATGCCGCACGACCTCGTTAACCCGCTCCCTCCATAAAGGTGATGCAATGGTTTCGATAGCCACTCCGCAAGGGTTGTCACAATGTATAAATCTCGAAGAGTCAATCATGATGCCGACATGGAACGCGTGCCTGCCAGTGCGCAATGACACCATGTCAAACTCATTTAGTCGTCCGTCTACCTTGCGCCATATATTGCGCTGCGCAGTCATCAGGCTGGCTATCTCTATGTATTTTACCGGCGTGCGATCATTAAAAACCCCGTCATAGCTCGGAATGGCAATGCCTAGCTCTTGCTGGTATATCTGACATACCAAACCCCAACAGTCCAGTCCATCCATGCCTCTCCCGTCCGCCAAAAATGGGACCCCTATATACTTGTCAGTCCACGCCGTCATGCAAAAATCCCCGGGGTTGTCCCGGGTGTGGCCATCAATCCCGGGAATGGCTCCCTGGTAAGATCATCAACCACCAGTGTCATTGATATGGTGGCCGCATTGTAGCTGATAGCGCTGATCATATACTCCGGGAAAAGTACGTCTACCGTGTCGAGTGCGTTGTCCATGACAAACTCTATTTTAACCTTAGCCGGGGTTGCCACCGCGCGGATTGCCTGCGTCAGCTCCCGACCAATATTGTCAAGCTCTAGTGTCATCTGCCCCCCGCCAGAATCGTCGTCGTCCGGGAGCTTTAGCGTCATCGGTAAAAAAACGTAGTTATTGCCCCTGGACAATGTCCCGTAAATAACTCCCACAGACGAGGCAGTTATACGCATGGTGGGATCGGCTGATATATACAGCGTCTCGGCCATGTCAGGATGCGTGATGGTAAGCAGCGCTATTGGCACGCGTCCGGTTTCAGACGCATACGCGGCCTGCCTGAAATTTAGTGATATGATCGTCATGTGTCAAATACTTGCAAATAAATGTTAACAGCAGTTAATAATATGTATACAATGGACTCATCAATCAAACAACAAGGAGCCTAAAATGAAAATCGCACTCTTACACAAACACTTCGACGCAGCAAAGCTTGAATCAGTAAAATCAGAAATGTCAGTATTGGGAGCACCAACAATCAAAGCAGTGTGGCTCTAGTACTTGGACTTATTCGCCGCATTGGAAGGCTGCCACAGAATCCGCGCAGCTAAAGAACTTGGCCTAGACGTGATAATCGACGAAGTTGAATACAGCGAATACCCCATCGAACTAAATGAATTTGGCGACACTGCTTTGATCAGCGACATATGCGACGGCGCAGCACACGCCAAAATCATGGAAGTATCTCAAGGCTAAGAGCCACATCATAAAACAGGCCCGGTTTAGTCCAGCTGGGCACCTCTGCGAAACGCATTTCAACAGCCGCTCCGGTATCTGGATCCGTCCAGCTAAAGCGTAGCACGCCTGATTGTGTGGTGACCAAATAAAACTGGGCGAATATTGCCAGCTGAGCACGATCCATTTTAAGTGTTCCGCTAAACTTGGATGGCGCGGAAGTTGTGCGCCGCCTGATCTTGCCCGGCCCGACATCCATCTGTGACTCTAAGCGATTGTCTGGTGCGCTGCGTGCGTACCCTGCAATCAGAAACTCTTGCGGCAATGTCAGCGGCCAAACTGGTATAGCCATACTACCTCCTAATTAACTGCTCCTGCGCCCCGAAGTTTTGCCGCATACTCTTATTGCTTGCTGAGCCGCGGCTTGCCTGTTTACGCGCAACCATCTCATCAACGTAGACATCGATCTCTTTGCCTTGAGTACCTTGTCTTCGCTCGACTTGTCCGCCTTTACCTGGTGATTCTATCACGTTGACCGTGATGTTTCCGTCGCCACCCGACCCGCCGCGGGCACCGGATCCACCTCCACCACCACCGCCCATAGCAACCGGCGTGACTGATCCGCTCTGTGATTGCGGCATGAGCAAAAATTGCTTTTGCCCGGCATTAAGCAGCTCAGGAGTGTTGTTTTCGTTTACCTCGTAAATCCC